ATGCTAAGATGGTTATGACAGTTCATGACCAGATAGATACCATTTGTCATAAAGATGAGGCGAATAAGTGGTGTATTCGGCTCACTGAACTTATGGAACAAGCCGCATTAGAAATTATTACTAACGGACTTCTCAAAGCAGAAGTAGAAATAACAAATGTATGGAGCAAATAAGACCTATTTACCCTCAATATGAATTAATTTCTGGTAATATGAAATGTACTATATTATCTTATATAAGACTTAAAAGAAGTGGAATATGGTACATAACCCCTGTTTCCAGGTCATATGAATGGAAAAGGGAATATACTTCTAATAAATCTGCTATTCATTTAAAACAATTAAAAGAATTTCATAGAGAAGTATATTGCTATCAACACTGGTTAAAAGTAGACCCTGAAAATCCTACAGGATTTATTAAGTGTCCTACACAAGAAGAAGAATCAGATAGATTATTAAAACTTTATTCAGAAGGAATATAATTTAAAAAGCGTGTGGTCTAAATAACCACACGTTTAACTTTTAAAACAAAACAAAGATGAGTAAAAAAGAACTTAGTTTAAGTGACCTAATAGAAATTAAATCAATTCTTGAAGAAAGACTGAAAAATAAAGAACGATATATGAATGCCGAACGTGGTTATGATTATGAAGAGTATTGTAGAAGACGACTTATTTACCATAAAGATGAAAATCACGAAAAGCTAAAACGAGTTAATAAAAGAATCGAAGATTTTATAAATACAATATAAAACAAAGATGAGTAAAAAAGAATTTATTAAAGAATTAGAAGAAATAGTATCGTACTTTAAAGAGGATGGAATGTATGCTCTTAAAGGATTAGAGGATAAAATTCATAATCTCAAAAACCAAAACAAAGATGAAGATAGCAAAAGTCAATAGAAAATCTATGCTTATTAGATATTCAGGAAGATCTACTGATTATATTAGTCCTAGCTTCGGATATGGATGTTTATTTAACTGTTCTTATTGTTATATGAAACGTCATCTTCCTGAAGGACTAAGTATTTCTACTAACACAGGAGATATTTTAACAGCTATAAATAATCATGCTATGTTTGCAGTGGTAGATAAACCTAACCAAACACATGAAAAGTTTGTAACTTACGATATCTCTTGTAATGAAGACTTTGCACTACATGCAAAACATCATGATTGGAAAAGAATATTTACATTCTTTAAAGAACATGATATTGCTATGGGAAGTTTTGCAACCAAAACTATCCCTCACAGATTTCTAGAGTTTAATCCTGATGGTAAAATCAGAATTAGATTCAGTTTAATGCCACAGAATATCTCTGCTATTGTAGAACCAAATACAGCACCTATTCTTAAAAGGATAAAAGCTATAGATGATTTTATAAAAGCAGGATATGATGTGCATATAAACTACTCTCCCGTAATAACATATCCAGGATGGAAAGAAGATTATGAAGAACTGTTTAAACTAGTAGACACTTATGTTAATAACAAAGATAAAGTTAAAGCAGAAGTAATATTCCTTACTCATAATGAGGATAAGCACCTTTATAATCTTAAAAATAATATCTTTGGAGAAAACTTGTTATGGAACCCATATATACAAGAGGCTAAAGTTTCTCAATATGGAGGTAAAAATGTAAGATATAAACTAGAGTATAAACAACAGTGGATACAGCAGTTTATAGACTTACATAGTGAAATTATCCCTTTTAATCAAATTAGATACATATTTTAAACATGAACAACACTAAATGCCATATTTGTAATGGTACAGGTAAAGTCCAGTGGGAGGACGAAGTAGATAATTGCCCACGCTGTAATAAGCAATCTATAGATTCTTTATTAGAAGATGATTCTGATTATGAAGACTCTGCTGTAGATGCAAACATTAATTTTTGGAAAGATATAAACCAACATTTTGAATTATGACAAGACGAGATTATGCATTAGTTGCTAAAGCTATATTAGAGCTAGGACTAGAACCTGAAATTAAAGAATACATTGCAGAGAAGATGGCTTCTAAGCTAAGTGTATATCCTAACTTTAATAGTAAGGTATTTATTGAAAATTGTAAAGAGTAAATATTATGGAATTTTATTGTAGAGACTGTGATGATGATTGGATCACAGATGAAGAAGAAGTCTTCTGTACGCAGTGTGGAGGAGATAATATTATTAAAACTGTAGAATAAAAATTATGAACAAGAGTGAAATTAAAGACCGTGTACAGAGGAACGGCCTCAACAAGTGGTTCCAGCGCGGTCAGCGTGGAACTCTTGAGTATTGCACTGGTGTCGGGAAATCTCGATGCGGTGTGTTAGCATCTTCATGGCTAGCGAACAAAGTAGACCGAGATTCTAAAATCCTTATTATTACTCCTACTCAAACTATCAGAGATAGTGCTTGGATAGATGAGTTTAAGAAGTGGGGAGAAAAGAACACCCTAAAGCGTAATGTACATATAGTGTGCATTCAAACAGCGTACAAGTGGACAGATCATGAGTATGATCTAGTAATCTGTGATGAGGTTCATAATTATCTCTCAGAGGAGTATTTCAAGTTCTTTCAGAACAATACTTGTACTAGGGTTTTAGGTTTAAGCGCAAGTATCAACTATGAGCAACGGGTGATGTTAAATAAAATAGCACCCGTAGTTGATGCAATTACTACAAATACAGCACGTAAGTTAGGGTTAGTTTCTGATTTTAAAATCATTAACTTAGGAATAGAGTTGACGGAAGAAGAAAGAAAATCATACGATCATTATTCTATTATTATTGGTAAAAATGCTGATAGAGGATTTACTGATTGGAAGACTATCAATCTTAGGAAAAACGTGCTGTATAATGCAGTAAACAAAGTAAAGGCTGTTAAGTCAATACATTCTCTTATGGAAGATCAGTATGGAGTGATATTTTCACAAAGCACTGAATTTGCTAATAAGGTAAGCACTGTAATAGGTGATTCCTGCTTAGCATATCACTCTAAACTCACGAAGAAGAAGAGAGAAGAGAATTTGAAAAAGTTCTGCGATGGGAGAACCAAAGTGAATGTATTGTCTACAGCTCGTGCTTTGGATGAAGGAGCTAATTTGCCGAGGGTTACCTTTGCTATTATTGCTGCTGGTACGAGCAAAGAAAAATCCCAGATACAAAGACTGGGTAGGATCATAAGATACGAAGATGATAAAGAAGCATTGTTAATCAGACTGTACGCTAAAGGTACTAAAGATGAGCAATGGTTAAAATCATCCCAGTGGAGATATGAGACTGTTTATATTGATGAACCAAATGAAATTTTAGATTATGCCTAAAGACTCACATTACAATGACATTAAAACAGGAGATACCGTTTTGGTAACTTCTAATAATGCCCAATTAACAGGAAGTGTCACAAAAATTACTGATGCTTCTATAATCATACGAGCTATTATGCCTAATTATAGTCCTCAGTCACGAAGGAATTATAGCCTATGGAAACTTCAACCTCAAAGGAAAGATATTAAAGGAAATCCTAACGATGGGGGAGCTAATATGAATATTACCAAAATACCTTTTTCTATGTACGCTGAACATGCACATTCTTTAGGAATAGATGTTGAAGAATTAGTGGAAGAATTTGGTATAAATAACATAAAAAACGTATATTAGCATTATGATTGTAGAGGTAAACACAGAGTACCTCATCCAATCACAACTGACTGCACATCAATACATTATGCTTATGTTTCTCTATGAAGGGAAATTAAATAGCTTTGAGTATTACTTAGCAAGTTATGGAACAGACGAAGACCTCAACATATTATTTGAAAAAGGATATCTCCTTAACTACTCGGAGGAACTTCGTGTTCAAGACTTAATTGTCTCACGCAAAGAAATTGGAAAACTTTTTGGATATGATGAGTCCCTATTTTGGGAGATATTCGGGACATACCCCATAAAAGTTTCCAATGGAAGTGGTGGAACTAGGGCCCTTAGGCCTACTACTCATAAATCTGCTTTAACTAAAAAGATGAAGAAGAAGTATGAGAAGAAAGTAAAAACAAAAGCTGTTCATGAGCATATCATGAGATGTTTGCAGGCAGAGTTATGGATGAGAAGGAAAAGTAACACGTTGCAATTTATGCAACAACTAGATGTATACCTAAATCAAGAAAGCTGGTACAATTATGAATATTTACTAGAAATGAGTAACGAACAAAAGACTAATAACTATGGACAAGACCTCATCTAAATTAAAAGTAAGGCCTATCGTAGAAGCAGCTCGTGAGAGTGCTATCTATATAGATGAAAGGAGGAAAGGGATAGTTAGTTCTTTATCGACTCCTTGGAAGAAGTATAATCAAGTTGCTATGGGTGGTATAGAATGGGGAACTATTCATACTATAGCTGGTATGAGTGGTAGTGGTAAGACTGCTATCATTAACCAACTAGAAACTCACCTTGTTACTAAGAATAGTGATGTAACAGTATTATCATTTAACTTTGAAATGCTAGCTAGAAACTTAGTGTCTAGGAAATTTGCTAGTGCTTTAGACCTTAGTACTCAAGAACTTCATAGTGGTATTCCAGATTACAATCTGGATGACGAAAACTATAACAGAGTTGTTGAAGCAGGTAGAAGTATTGCAGAGTTACCTATATACTATGTAGAAGAAGCTGGTACTGTTCCTCAGGTAGAAAAGACTATTATAGAATTTTTGAATGAGCACAGTAACGTAGTGGTAATGCTGGACCATACTCTATTAGTACATGGAAACAAAGAAGAGAGGCAAATTTTAGTAGACCTCTATACTATGTTTAACAAACTTAAGAAAGCTACGCACGAAGTAGGTAAGAAAGTATCTTTCGTTATCTTATCTCAGCTTAACGGAGATATAGAAAGAGCAGAACGACAAGCTGAACCAAGCCAACAGTTTCCAAAGAAGAAAGATCTCTTTGGTTCTAGTGCTGCTTTTATGTTTAGTGATGTTGTTATGGTTTCTATGAATCCTGAACAGATGGGATTTGAGAGTTATGGGCCCAAACACTGGCCTGTGGCAGGTAAACTATATTGGCACTTTTTAAAAGTCCGAGAAGGTGAACCATGTGTAGCTGTTATGGCTAACAAACTTAAGTATAGTAGAGTTGAAGATTGTGAAACTTATTAAATTAATTAAATGACAGATCAAGAAAAAGAAGTTGCTAAGCAACTATTATCTAAAAAGTATTTAGAACAGAAATCAGCTTGTGAAAGCGAAATGGAAGTTAAAATGCTTGATAGAGAGTATAAGAAAGATATTGAGAAGATTAATAACGGTATTAATCCTTTTGATAAACCAGAAAACTCAGGCTTCGAATGCTTTGGATGCGGAAGCTAATTATTATTTAACCTTAAACAAATTTACATGTCAGAATTAGTTGGTATTGTAGGGGCAAGTGGAACAGGAAAGTCCACGTCCATGGGACATATCCCAGAATTAGGAATTGCAGGATTAAATCCTGAAGAAACATTTGTTATTAATGTAATGGGTAAACCTTTACCTT